CTCACCATTTGTAGTGGAACATATGGACAATAGAACATACCAGCGTCATAAGGTGAAGTACCTTTGTAACCAACAACGTAGTATTGGCTAGCGCTTGAGTTTGCACTATATGGATCAATGTATACTTTGAATCTACCGTTTAATACACCAGCGAATGTTGAACCAGTGTCATCAACGTTTAGATTGTTGTTTAAAGCAGGCGTGTAATCTAAAACACCAGCCATTTGAAGAGCAGAAGCAACGTCAGCAGAACAAATGATCATGTTCCCTTTACCTCTTCTCGTTCTTTGAGCGATTCTGTTTGCGTCTCTTTCCAATTGGAACATAAGACCTTTGAATCTCTCAACAGACCATCTACCGTTTGAGTCAGTATCTAAATCAAAGATACCTGCAGTAGTTGTGTTTGTAGCAGCGCCTTTTTCTGAATTGATGTAAACTGATCTTACAACTTCTCTGTTGATCTCAGCTAAGATTTCAGCAGATAGAATGTTTGCTAGTTCAGTTTCAGCGTCTAAACCGTGGATTGCTTTTAAATCTTGAGCAAGTTCCATAGTGTATTCTGCTTTAAGAGCTCTGCTTCTTGCAGTCACTGTAGTTTTCTCAATTGAGAAAGCCATTTCAGCAAATGCGTTAGAAGAAGAATCACCTAATGCCTCAGCAGCAGCTGTAGTCATACCTTGACCTCTAGTGTACTCGCCAGCAGGAGAGTCGTTAAGTACAGATGGATTAGTTCCTCTGTGCTCTGTCACTCCGTCAGCAGTCACTGAATCACCAGCAGCATTTCTAGATGAGTAATCAGTATCAGCTTCGTCAAATAGCGCTTCTCCGCCAGTTGCTGAAGTGTATCTTGATCTCATTGCGAAAATAAGGCCAGTTGGACCAGTCATTGGTTGAACACCTGCGATATCGTAAGCGATAAGGTTAGGCATTGCTCTTCTTACTAGTGAAATCAAAATTGGATCCCAATTTGAAGTACCAGCAGTATTGTTTGTAGGAGCAGCTTCATTTAAAAATGCGCTGTCTTCCTTCATTGCTCTTTCTTGGTTTTCCAAGACAGTAGCGGTAACGGCACGTTTGTAAGAGTCGCTGATTTTTGGTAAATCAGGATGCTCTAAAACTGGCTGCCATTTTTTTTCGTATTGTTCTGATAAATACATGTTTTTTATCTCCCTATTATTTGTTAGACAACTTTATGTTTTTAGTTTGACTTATAGCGGCACTATAAGCAGCCATTGCATTGCTTAGGTCCTCAGGTTGAGTTCCTTCGCCAGTCGCTACTTCGTCTATACCGTCACCAGAAACGTCTTTAGATTTGAAATAACTCTCTTTAATAGTAGTTATTTTTTGTCTGTAATCTGCTTCTGTTGAATAATCTACTTCTTCAGCAAGTTTGTTAAATTTTTCTTTTGCAGTTTCAGTTAAGTCTTTAGCCGCTTCCATTTTAATTTCTTCAGCTTTGTACTTATTTGATTGCTTAGATAGTTCAACATTCTTCTCAATAGACTCGTCTAACTTTTTCTGTAGTTCGTCTATTTTAGAAGCTTGATCTTCAAGTACATTATATTTTTCGTCTGGAACATTTATGTAATGATCTTCAAATAATTTTTTAAGACCACTGATAAAGTCCTCAGCGATTTCGCCTTTGATTCCTCTTTCAAGAGCAAGTTCGTTTTCTTTCATCCATTCTTCTACCACGTATGATAGGTAAGAATCAACTTTTTCAACTAACTCAGCTTTTGCTGTAGAGGTCTCTTCCTCGAATCTTTTATTGTAATCTGCTTCCATGTCTTCAGCAATTTCTTTTACTTTAGATTTGATTGCTGTTTCAAAGATAGTAGCAGCTTTGTTTTTAAATTCTTCAGATAAGTCTGTTTGTCCAGCGATAAGAGCGTCAACGTGTTCTTTAACGTCAATCTCTTTTTCAGATTTTTCTTCAGCTTTAACTTCTTTGTCGTCTGCTTTAGAATCTTCCATTTTTTTACCGTAGCCTTCTTTTTTGTCTTGATGTTTTTTCAAAGCGTCAAGAGCAGCTTTCGGCATTTCGCCTTCTTTTACAGTTTCTTTATCTTCCGATTCAGTTTCTTTTGCACCTTCTTTTTTCAAAGTAGGCATTGGATCAGGAGCACCTTCTGATTTTTGAGGTGCCTGACCAGAAACTTCTTTTGTAGATTTAGCAGCGTCCGGATTACTGTCTGTAGGTTTAACTACAGCCGCACCTAAATCCTCAGCATCGTTTTTCAGATGTGTAGGTTCAGCTGCAACAGCATTTTTCTTCGGAAGATCAGCATTAGGACTAGCAGTGTTTTCCGCTACCTCTTTTTGATCTTTTACTGCCTCAATCTTTTTTTCTATTTCGGCCATTGAGAAATCTCCTTATTTTTTTTTATTTAACTAGTTATAAATTCTTGTAGTACTATTTATAAAACTAGAGTTTTTTAAGAAACTTTTGAAAGACATCAGCCTTAGCTTCTGCTAAAGCAAGTCTTTTCGCAGCTTCCACGTCACGTTTCCAAGACTCTATGTCTTTTTCAACGAGAACGCCATTGTTCCATATCCATTCTTTATTTTCCATAATGCCTTCAACGAAAGCGTCTGGAGCGCTTGGATCTGCAACAATGTCAGCGGCTGTAGCTAAATAAAAATCTCTACCTACATAATTAACACCACCTCTTTGAGATAAAGAACCCATACCTCTAGATGATACTCCTAATTGAGCACCCTCGTCAATAAGACCTTTTACAATCTTACCGTAAGGTGTATTCATTATCTTTGCTTCACCAATAAAATTAGTGCCATCTGGATATAAAGAAGTAATCATATGACTTACTCTCTCTAGATTTACTGTTGGACTGTCTGGATGTCCAAGTTCACCAAAGGCTCTTTTTTTATTAATAAATTCTGCGTTATATCTTCTTACTTCTTTCTCTAAAATCTCTTTTTCATATACTCGTCCATTTCTATTTTTGATTTCAGATTGTAGGAAGACTCCTCTAATTTTGTAATTCTTTTTACCGTTAGTTTCTTCTACAAGATACTCGGCGTTTTGTACTTCTTCGGATATTAATTTCATAAATTCCCTCTGTTTTTCTCTACCGTATATTTATAAAGGTTTTTACCTAAACTCTGCTATAATTGTGTAATTATCTCCACTTGCAAAGTTTTTAGTAGATAGTAATACATCACCTGTAGGCGATGTGGAATTGTTAGGAATTTCGTTTCCTGGCGTTCTTAAATCCCAATAACCGTTGCCTGATAATAAAACCATAGTTGCATTTATAGTACCGTCCCATAATAACTCAACAGCTGCCTTGTTATCGTGAGTGTTTATTGAGTACCATATCTTACTTAATTTTCTATTACCATCTTCGGTCATAAAAGTTAAAGCGCTAGCGTCTACTTTTTTAACAGTAGTTTCACCAGTACCGTCTGAAACGTTTGTTAATTTAACTACATACTTGATACCTGAAGTATCTGCTATTGTTTGTGTTGTTACCGTGTCTGCCATTTATTCTCCCATTTTCTCTAAATGTTCACTTATCTCATCATCAAAGTATTGTTCTAATGCTTCTTTTTCTATTTGATTAAGAGTAGCAACATTATCTAATGCTTCTTCAAATTTGATAGGTAAGTTTTCTGCGTTAATACTTTCATCTTTTTCAATAGTTGAAAAGACTTCTTTTACTGCTGTTTGCATAACAGGTGTTAAACTGTTAAAAGCATTACTGTCAAATAGTTTATTGTTTTCCACAATGTCACTAACTCTTATCATATTATTGTTCCGTTGCTGGTGCTTCTGCTGGTGCTTCTGCTGGTGTTTCTACCTCTGCTGGTGCTTCAGGTTGTGTTTCAATAGTACTTGCTGTATCAGCTGATGGCTCTGCTACTTCAGGTTTTGTTTCTGCTGATAATTCTTCAGCTGATTTACCATCTGTACCATCGGCATTTGTAATTGTACCGTCTTGATTAAATTGACCTGGTGTTGCAACTTGTGGTTTGTTATCACTATGAGGCATTGCTTGACCATTAAACATAGCACTCGCCATGTCTTTTCTTCTTTGATCTAATGCGTCACCTACTTTTGATCTTAATGCGTCTTTAAATGCGTCACCGGCTTCAGCGCTTTTTCCAGCACCTAATTTGTCTATAAAGTTTTTTACTTCACTGCTCATTTTTGTTCTCCATTAATTTATTATAACTCCTCACTATCAACAACCTGATTACCAGGACTTGATATGATTCCGTTATCTATTTCTGTTTTGATTTGTTTGTCTATTTTCTCTATATCAGCGTCGCTCTGTTTCAATATATTTTTTCTAACATATTCAACAGAGAAATATTTACCAACATAGTCTCTAACGTCATTTGCTAATTGTATTCTATCTTTTAACATTTCAGCTTGCTTTAATTCTGCAAAGTGACCGTCTTGTAAAAAGTCATAGAATATATTATCTCTGATCATTGGCCATTCTTCTTCGGCTATAATCTGTTTTAAAACTAGTTGAGTTCTTAAAATATCATTAAATAATTCAATAAATTTCTTTCTTAATCTTTGAACAAATTTAGTAAATTTTAATTCGTCTCTAGTTATTTCTGTTGATCTTCCTAAATTAAATCCACTAGAAGCTTCAAGTCTACTTGATGGTACGTTTAGTGATCTGTATAGTTTACTTCTAAAGTATTCTATATCAGTAATCTCACCTAAATTCTGACCACCTGGTAAAGTAGAAATATCTGTACCTCTACCACCCTCTCTACTTGGTAACCAAAAGTCTTCTAACATTGACATATAATTTCTATCGTCTCTGATTTCACCAGTAGCTGCGTCATATACAAGTTTGTTTCTGTATCTTGCCATAACGTCTCTTAAATATTGTTCAGCTTTCATTTTAGGCAAATTACCAACATCAATTTTGAATATACGTCTTTCAGGTGCTCTTGCTATTCTGTAAATAACAGCAGCGTCTTCAATCATTCTTAATTGATTAACTGGTTTAATTGCTTTATGTAAGTATGATAAAATTATATTTTTATTCTGATCTATTAAACCTGATGGACAAAATGCGATAGTATCTACAGCAATTTTAATACCTTGTAAACTAGCGCCACCTACACCTCTTTCATTATACAAAAAATACTCCATAGTTTCGTCTACTAAATTCGTAGCCGATGGAGCCACACCGTCAGGTCTTCTCTTTCTTACTTCTCTGATTTTTTTGATTTTCCGAGGATCAAGATATTTTAATTCTGTAATACCTTTTTTTCCTGTTTCTGTATCAATTATTTTTTGATAGTATATTCTACCATCTACATACCATCTTCTAAAGATGTCATGTCCTCTAGTATTAAATTGTAATAGTCTTAATACTTCAGAAAATTCTTCTTCTATTCTTCTCTTAATATCCCTACCGTAAGGAACATTATTTGTATTTAAATTTACAGCCTGTCTATTTTCATTGGCAACGATAGCCTCATTGATTATATCTTCAATGGCCATATCACATTCAGGATGTATTGAAATTTCTCTATATCTTCTTATTAAGTCCGCTTCAGTCTTAGCGTTCCCTTCCATGTCAAGATGAGACGCAAAATACCCTCCAGCGGCTACAACTTGTGTGCCGTCTTCAGCTTGAGGTGTACTAAAACTTTGTTTCGGATCGGATTTAGGTTTTTCTCTTGTAATCTTAAATCCAAAAAACTCTGCCATAATTTAACTCCTTTTATTTCCTTTTACTACTTATAATAGTTTTAAGAAGGCGGTTTTGAGGCCGCCTCCTAATTTTGTGTATTACGTTGTAGTGTTTGTTTCAAAGTATTGATACTCAAACGTCACGCCAAAAGTTTCTATTTCTGTCGTTTCGCCCATACTTAAATCAATACCACCGATCTCTGTCGGAAATAAACCTCTCAAAGTATACGATTTAATGTTATTACCATTTCTGTCAAGATGATCTACAAATGCGTCAACTTGGTAATCAACTGGATTAGTTAATCCCTCGTTATCAGTCATGTTATTGATACCATTCTGCCATCTTTCAAATGCATTTCTTAATTTGAAATTTGTATCGTTTAGTACCGTAATTGACCATGACGGAATTGTTCGGTCACCTGCAATTTTAATTGCTCTACCTCTAAATGGAACGTTGATATTAGCAACGGTCATACTTGGTATAGATGTAGCTGTACATAAAAATGCTAAGTCTTCTATTTCTCCACCAACTTGTGCGTAACCAGGAAAAGGCATTGTTACCTTAAACTGATTGGCTCTAGCGCCACCACCTGCAAGTTTAGCTTTGAAATCGTTAATGTTTGCCATTTTTTATTTCTCCTCTATTAACCTGCAACCTCTTCAAAAGAGACGCCTGTTCGTGTTGCGATGAATTGTAAAGTGATAAAGTTAATGCTTCTAGCAGGTTTAATGAAAATCTCCGCTATAAACTCGTTTCTATCAATTACTTCACCTGTGTTGTTAGTTTCATCACAAACTACTAAAAAGTCTGTGATCCCTCGTCTACCTTGTACTTCTCTTAAAAAAGGCTCTACAATGTTTCTAAAGTTTGCTCTTGTAAACTCATCGTTAAACTCAAACAATTGAAATTTAGAAGCAGTTGAGATTGCCTTCTCTAAAACTATAAACAGTCTTCTTACATTGATTCTATCAAATGCTGAAGGAGCAGATAATCCAGTTTTGTCACCAAACAATACTGTACCTTGACCTGGGAATGTAACCACTGGGTTAACTCTCGCTTTGTACAATTCGTCTCTTTGTGATTTACTTGGATTGTATGCTAACTTAACAGCGCCTCTGATAACACCTCTGTTTAATCCTGCTGGAGAAAACCAGCTGTCTGCGATTAAATCTGTTCTAGCAGAAAGACCAGCCATATCACCATTTAATGGTACAAATCTGTATACGTCATTGTATCTGTCGTATTGATATTTGTAACCACTATCTAACACTACGTAAGATGAAGAACGAATACCGCTCATAAATGCTTTAACGTTTTGTGTTTGTGTGATTGAAGAAGCTATATTAACTACATCTGCTCTCTCTGGAGATACGAATGCGATAGCGTCTTTTCTGTTCTCTGCTAATGTTATTAGGTCGTCAATGTGAGTAGCGTTGCAAGCTCCACCAATGATTAGACCAACATCAACTGTTTCTGCGTCTGCAAATTTTTCGTAAGCAGTTTTTATTTCGCCAACTGTTGCTGTTGAACCATTAGCTCCGTTTATTAATGAATCAGTTTTTGGTGTATCAACTGCTGTGAAAGTTATTCCTGCAGCTGCTGAACCATGGTTTGATCCTGAAGCATGATGATCCATCCAATAGATGTAATTTGACTTGTTGTAAATTACGTCTCTTACATAGTTTGAATCACCTTGTGGTGTTTTTGCGTCTGAAGCTTTTGATACTCTATCGTAAACTTCAATTACTTCTCCTGTTTTACCTGTGATACTACCATCTTCGTCTATCACGACAACGTGCATTTCATCATTTACACCTGATTTAGTAGCAGCGTAAGGAGATGTTCCTGGTGCTCCTGAAACAAATTCATGGAACTCCCAAAATCTTCTTACGTTTGCACCGTTAGCAGGTACTTGATGTAAACCACCTTGTAGTGTATCCGCTCTAACAAAACTTATGTCGTTAGTGTTGATAGCTGTTATTTTATATTTTCTACCATCATAATCTGTTCCGCCTGAACTCGTTGAAAACTCAACGATATCGCCGACTGCAAAACCAGTTCCTGATGTTAACGTCACTGTCGTATGACCAACGGCCATAGAAGAATCGTTTACTGTTGTTTTTGCGTCCTCTTGGAAACCTGTTGCGCTGTGACAAGCAGAAACTTTAAGGCTGTTGCCCCAAACTCCTGCTGTTCTAGCTGCCCATTCTCCGACAGAACCTTGACCAGTATTGTAATTATCCTGGTAGTCTTGTGTATTTTTGATAGCAATTGCTGAACCTGAAACGGCTGCGTTTGCTAAACCAGTATTTTGTACTCGTACTACTCTTAATGCGTTAGAATATTGTAAGAAGTTTGCAGCTGAAAAAAACGCTTCAAAATTACTTGAATCGGGTTTTCCAAAAACACTTACTAACTCTTGTTCACTAGAGATTGATGTAATCTCATCTAAAGGACCTTTACGGAATTCTCCAGCAAAAGCGCCTATTGAAGTTGATACAGCAGGAATGATTCTAGTTAAGTCTCTTTCCTGTACAAGAACACCTGGTGATACTTGAAATGCCATAGGTTATTCTCCTCTTTAATTAGCTAATTATTAATATATTATAATTCACAACTTTGTAAGTTTTCTTACATCCATATTTAAAGCCAGTACAGATATTTATAATAACCTAGAAATAGACTATTGCCCTTTTCTAGAGACAGGAAACCATCTTGTACCATATTCATCTACTGTTTCCTCGTCTTCAGGATCGGTCACACCATCGTCTACAAATCCGAACGGTGCCATATCCTGCTCTATTAAATTTCGTTGTTCCTCATACATTTTTTGACGTGCATTTGTATTAGTCAACTCTTTAAAATAAGGTTGATTAGACAACCAACCAAATATAACTAAACACATCATTAAGTCATCATTTGATCCGTCTTCAGCCTGCCAGCTTTGGCCTCTTTTAGTAAACGTTGACATCTCCTGAATAATGTTAAAATCATTAACAACTATCTTATCTCCTTCTACCAAAGTCTTTAGATTAGAACAACCAACTTTCTTAATTGCCTTTGTCATACGAACACCTATAGATGAACCACGACCACTATACATAGCGCCTAATATTTGACCAGCACGGCCTTTTTGAGTAGTCATTAGTATATTAGGATATTCAATCTCAAACTGTAAAGCTTCTGCAACTTGTTGACCTATATCGTTTACCTCTGTTAATATATGTGCCTCATTATAATTCTTACAAACTTTAGATATTATATTAGGAAATACAAAAGGTTTAATTTCATTACTTCTATATTTGGCTACAACTTTATAAGGCATTTTAGTGACATCAAATATTATAAAAGCAGAATAATCTTTATCTACACCACGTGATACATCAACTGAACAAACGTAAGTATTGCCTTTGATTGCGTCTTCATATATGTCAACTCCTTGTGCCGATTTAATTGGCGTCATGTAAGGTGTTGATTTTATTTTAGCAGCTGATATTAAAGTATTTACAGAACCTAAAAATTCACACTCAAACTCTTGTTGAAATTGTTCCTCACTTGTATTACGTATTGTTTGTTCTTTCCATTTTTCATCACGGCCTGGTACCTCACTCCAATGTACTTCAATTGGATTGTAATCATTTTTTTTATTGATAGCATCCATCCAAATCTTATAGTACATATTCATACCATAAGGTGTAGATACAATAATCATTTTAGTTTTTGTACCAGCAGATATTGTAGGATAAACTGAACTAAAAAACATTTCGGCAATGTTAGTAGGTACGAAAGCAAACTCATCAAGAAATATAATATTAAAAGAACCACCTCGGATAGCACTTGATGATGTAGCAGCCGCCACAATAGTTGACTTATTTTCTAATTCTATATTACCTTTGTTCCAATTTATTACACCTTGTTGTAACCATTTTGGTAAGTTTTCATATGCAAGTTGTAATCTACCTAATATATCTCTTGCTGTTGAGGATTTGTTTGCTAGAATAGCAATATTACTATTAGGATTAAATAATGCAAAATGCAACAGATATGAAATTGTTGTTGTTGATTTACCTGATTGTCTTGGTAGTTTACAGATTGTAAATCTGTTATCGTGAATAGTCTCAACAATTCTCTTTTGAAAATCGTACATATTAAAAGGCACTAAACCCTCATCAAGAGATACAATACGGATATATTTTTCCATAAAGTATATTGGATCGCCAGCACACTTTTGATATTCTACTATTTGTTCTTGTGTGTATTCAACAGGAGTATTAACCTTTTTAAGGTTAGGATTCCCTAAATATGCTTCACTCATTTTCTACTCCTTTTCGGGAGTAATATTTTTTTCAATTGTTTCATCTTCTTGTTTTCTGTTTAACATTTTCTGCAACTCGGCAGTTGATCCAACAAAAAGAGCATTTTTTACGTTTGTATTTGCAGTCTTTGGTACCTGTTTTAAATCTTTTAATTTTTTTTGTAAATCTTGTAATTTATCTACAGTAGCACCAACCTGTCCAATTAATTGACCGGCAACTTCATATGCTCTAGGGTGTTGGCCTTCTTTTGCAATTTCTAATATTCCTTCAATAGCTTCATTACCTTTATCTATTAGATTATAATAACTATCTCTACTATAAGAGTAATCTTGATTAATATCTTTTTCTGTTTTTACTTCAACATCACCTTTTGGTCTTTCCACAGGTGGTTGAAACTCTTTGGCTTCTTCTACTTTTTCCGTAGACTCAATTCCTAAAATCTCATTTACTTTGTCTTCTAAATTTGCCATAATTATTCATCACTACCTGTTGTTGTATTATATTTTTTACCATCTGTAAAGTTTTGTACAGTTGTTGTAAATCCAAAATCATCTGTCACATCAGCTGTTGGTGGATTAGGTATAACAGTTATTCTTTCCTCTCTAGGAGTATTAACTGTATCTGTATCAGCATATAAATCTGATTGTACTTTTTTGATAACACCTTGATTAGTTGTAGGACCAAACAAGTATGTTTTCGCTGTAAAATTCATTGTATATATTACTGCTCTTCTATTTGTAAAAGCACCATCATAACTGTCCTCATAATTTATAGTATTTAAAATAATAGGCACGTCTCTTTTCATTCCCATTTCAGGTAAAACATTAACTGTTACCGTATAGTCTGGTTGAAAGAAAGGTAATATTTGTTCTACTATTTGTAAACCATTTTCAGCAGTTGCTGTAAAACAATAAACATTTAAACTTATATTATATGGTACAGGCGTCCAATTAAAAGACGCTTTTTTAGAATCATCAAAAGTTGTTTGTGATGTTTCTAATAATGGATATTCAGCATTACCTGTTGCTGTGTTTGCTTCTTCTAACATAATAAAACCACTATCATCTTCCATTGCTATTTGATCCATTAAAGCAACTCTTTGATCTCTAGTTAGTGGTGTTTTTTCATGTTTAAATTTTTGCATTCTAGTTAATTTCCTAGATGGATCATAAGATAAACCTGATATCTCAAATCCCATTCTAGGTAAAGTGACTGCAAATGATCTATCGTTTAATTCTGCTTGTTGATCTAAACGAACTAAAAACTTTTCTTTAGGTGCATATGCTAAAGGCACCTTTATTCTTTGTAATACGGCACCAGTATCCTTATTCTTACTTTCAATAACTATATTATTAAATAGTTGACCGAAAGCAATAATAATCTTTCTTAATCCTTCATTATAAAACGGTGTGCCGAACATTTATTATTTTTCCTTTGTTTTATGAGTCTTGCCTGAATTTTTGCCTTTTTTAAAAACATAGTCCATTGTGCCGTGAGCACCAGAAACTACTTCTTTTTTTAAATTTTTAAACAACTCCATATTTTTTATTTTTTTGGCTTGTTTACTGGCATAAGACATTAATAATTTTACGTCTCTCATACTTCATCTACCTCCCCAAATGGATTTCTTTCTGTGAAATCTAACACGTCATCTGCTACAGTAGCTGTATCAAAGCCAGCTGCTGTATCTAAATCCAGATTTTGTGCATACGTTGATTGTGTTTGAACTGTAACCTTTGTACTATCATAACTTTCGTTAATCAAGAAGTTAGCATTTCCTGAAGATGTGTCGTCTTGTTCAAGTTGAATAGTACCTTTGCCATCTTCTAGATGTATTCTATCTACTAATAAGTTTGTAGAATAAGCTTCATCTTTGTCATCAATACCTTGAACGCCTGTGTCTAATCCTTCGTTTGAGTATTCCCAACGTGTAACCCTTAATTTATAAACTGGTAAATTTCCTAATTGAAAAAATGGCTCTTGATCTTCAACAAATTGAATTTCAAAAAAACTATTCATTAAAGGAAAATATAAAATATCTCCTTCGTTTGGTCTACCTTTTACATTTAATTCTGTTCTAACGTCTATCTTATTATGAAAACGTCTTTTAGATACCATCAATGTAGTATCTTCTCTAATTTCTAATCCAAACTTATTGATTAATTCTTGTTGACCGGCAAATCCTTCAGTAGTCTCAAAATACATTTCAATAGGAAAAGCATTTTTAAATTTACTATTAACATCTTCGCCCAATACTAAATCTCTATTTACAATATCTCTCGGCATATAGTAAATTAAATTACCATATATTTTTAATCCTTCTATGATTAAATCTTCGTATAGATATTTTTCGGATGCATTTCCGATGCCATCTCCGTGCTGAAAGTATGGATTCATTACTACCATAATTGTTTACCCTATTATGAAGTTATGAGGCTCTTCAAACGTTGTACGTATTTCTGTTTCTAATTTTTCACACTCTTGTAGTGATTCAGAATATATTTGGCCTCCGTTAAGAGTCACACCACCCACCATAGCAACGCCATTGAATTTAGATAGGTTTGCTCCCCATTGTTTTTTAAATAGTGTTGTGACATATCTTTTTAACCATTGGTCATTATATACATCTGTAAATGTTTCTGGATCTAATTTTCTAAAACAATCTATTACTAAAAATTCACCTACTTGTAAATCTTCTTTCCAATCCATATCAATGAATAATTTATTATCGTTTTGATTAAATCTTAATGGCTTTTCACCTACTAATATATGATCTAAAAAATCTAATTGTCTCATTACTATATCATAATTAACTACCGATGTTGAAGAAAAATCATAGAGATCATTTAGTCTCATTTGATATCTTACATCAAATAAATTCAAACTTCCTTTACTTGAAAAAGGAAATATATTAGTGACAGATATAACTGATTCAGGAACTACTATGTAATTTTGATTTTCTTTCCATGTTGTAGTTACCGAGTTTTTAGTTTGTGACTCTGATACGTCTCCATTAGTCACAATTCTATCATAATCTGCCTGTGTGTATTGATATTTTAAATAACATCTTCTTATTGCATTCATGTGATATTGAGAATAATATTGTAAAGCTTCATCAAGTCTATCCTCTAATTGATCATTGTCAACGTTAATTTCTATAACAGGTTGACCTAATGCTCTTAAAGCGTATTCTTTTAACTGTTCTCTTGTTGTTGGTGTTGCCATGTTTATATTTATCCCTTATCTTGCTGTCGCTGGAACGTTATTTGAACCAACTATACTTTGGCCAAAAGCCCAATACGCATATGTTCCACCGTCAGCATTTGTTTCTGTGCCTGACTCCCTACATTTAAAACCATTTGATAATTTGTCTACTTTATAACCTCCACCAACATTTTCGGCGTTATCATTATTAGCTTGTAATATTTTATCTACGCCATTTACATTTCTTTTATAATCCTGCATATTCCAATCATTACCAACATCAATTCTTTTTATAATAGTGAAAAACGGTTTGAAGCCGGTGTAAATAAACGGTCCGCTGCTATTGCCGTTCCCGACATATGATCCGAACTTACTAAATCCGGGTTTTTCTGTAAAGCAATAAGCAATATTGGTTATACCACTATGATTAACTGCGTTAACGTTTGACGTGCTACTTTCAAATCCAAAAGTTGTTGTGTTATCTAAATTTTTAATGTGACCATCGCCAACTTCAGCTCTTTCAGCGTCACTATTATTAAAAAATAAATTATAAGAATTTCCTGATAGTCCTGTTTGCCAATTATGCCACCAATCACCACCATCACGTTCTCTTGTTATAATACAATTTACCTTTGCGCCTAATCCGTGGCCAACTGTTGCACTTTCTGAACCATCGCCTGTCCATTGAACGATACTGAATCCTGCTGTACTATTAACTTGTACTGTTGATGATATTGTTCCGTCTGTATTAGTAGATGTTGTCCCACCATTACATTTCCAACCCCAAGCGACCATGTTATCACCATTACCGTTAACTATTAATTCGTTATCTACTGTAAATCCATTTGTATCAAAACTATCTAAATTTGTATTTTCTGTTGTTTCAGCACCATTACCATTTGAAGTAAATCTTTTATTTGCACCTCTTGTACTATCAAAAAGAGCATGAGATTGCGCTTCACTACGATTTTTAATCCAGAGCCAATCTGGTTGCATATTAGAACTTTCGTCCCAAGTAATAGCAGTATTGTTAGTAGAGTTTCCTGTGTAGAGTTTTATTCTAAAATGATCTGTATATTTATTTACTGAAGTAAAAGCCATATTTTCTCCTTTAAAAACTGTTAATTCCTTTCGTGCTCAAGGCCGTAAATCCTGTGGGAACATTGTACTCAAACAATCCAATTCCTGAAGCGTTTGTTCCTGCCGAACTAATTGCTGTTGTTCCAAAATATCCATTTCCAAAATTTACTGAACAATCTGAACCTGTTGATACACAAGGAAAATAAAATAATGTAGTATCTAAACTATCATAATGAGGATTTGCACCAGTAGCTGGATTAGCACTATTTCCCCATGAGCCGTTAACTCCAAAATATAATTTTCCGTTATCAGCGTCATAAGCAAACATCATAATATCTCCAGAGTTAGCAGCTTGAGCGCCTGTACTTCCACCACTTGTACCGCCAGTGTATTTTTCTCCACCATCGCCAGCATTTACCCAACCATTAGCTGCATTTCCTATCCAAGTAGCAGTATTAGCAGGTGTAGCTAATTCACTCATAATTCCTCCGTGAAGATCATTACTTCCAGAGTCTTCGTTTCTTTTTACTTCCCAATAATATTTTCCAGTTTTCATTCCTAAATTTGCAGGTGTTGTTCTATAATTTACTGATGTTATAGTTGTTGTATTACCATTTGAAAAAGTCACATCACCTACATTACCATTTGATTGTGACCATAAAGGGTTCCACGTGGCAAAAACATTACTTGGATTGCTTTCTGTTTTTGTAAGTGTACCACCACCAAGTGAAAAGTTATTACCATTACCACTATCATCATTATATGAATTATCATCTTTAAACATCCAAAAACCATTATTTCCATAATTAGCTGTAGATATTCCAGGGTCAGTTTTTATTTTCCATTCTCCATTTGTGCTGTCTGTTTCTCCAAATGTTGATGGTCCATAAATTGTTCCATCTATAAAATGTGCATGAGATATAAGTCCACTATAATATTGACCACTACCTGCACTTCTTCTTCCTATTTCTATAGTTGTTGCGTCACAAAGCCAACTGTCAAGATTTTGAGACGGGTAAGTAGTTTGAGATAAACTTGTTTGTAATTCATTATTGATATATAATTTTACTCTATCCGACGCTGTGCTTTGTGTACTATCAAATTGAACAACAACATGGTACCAACCAGAATTATCCCTTTGAACAGCACTCGTTGCAACATAATATAAAGTACCTGCACTATCTCCATGTTCTATAACTCCAAAGCTATCACTACTTGCACTGAATCCGATGTAAGAATGACCACCTTGATGTGTAGTAGAAAAGAAAGGCATCCATGCATTACTATCAATTTTATTCCAACTACTCCATGTATATTTTTTAGGATTAGTAGGTGAACCGTTAGTCCTTGTTAAATGTGTATTAGCCATTAGTTAAACTGAGCTCCTCCTGTTGCACCATAATTTGTTGTAATTGAAAATGCTCTATCTACTGTTTGTGATTCAGCATCCGTTATTCTTATGGTAAAATTATATGTTGTTGCAGTAATTGAACTGCCACCTAAATCTGTTGTTGTAATTGCTCCAGTAGTACTATTTAGTGAACAGTTTGCTTGTGAAGCATTTGTCAATACACTTGTTGTTTCAGAAAATGTAATAGCACTATCCGAACTACCAGCTAATGTTGCAATTGTTCCTGAAAAACCACCTGCAAAAGTACCTAAACTACCTGCTGAAGTTGAAAAAGTTGGAGCGGCTGATACTGACATCAAAGCTGTTGAAGATAATACGGCATTACCATCTGGATTTTCTACTCTTAATTTATAACTAGCATTGACACCTATTGTAAAAGTTGCTACAATACTTGTTGAATTATTAAATGAAACTGAATCAGCTGTGTACCAAATACCTGTAGAAGGATTTAATGCCTCTACTTGTGGAATAGAAACAAAATTTGTTCCTGTAATTGTAATTGCTGTTGCTGTGCTTGTCACAACGGCTGTAGGACTTATTGAACTTATTGTAGGTACAGTTGCAGGAGTTATTTGTGTTCCACCAACTGTTAATGTACCATCTACTTCCAAACTAGTACTATTTAATAATTGTAATTTATCTGATTTTAATCTTGCTGTGATTACATTAGAACCTGCTTTTTTATTTGCAAACTCTAAAATACCATCTTCGGTACCATCACTTGCGTCCTGAATTTTTGCTGTAATTTTAGCGTATACTATTTCTTGATCGGCGTCATTTTCGCCTTTGAATTTTAATTGTCCTAGATAATCTGCGTCTGCTGGACTTGATGAATTTCTTTTTAATGTTAAAACAGGACCTGCTGTATTTGAATCTTCCGTAGTTGTTGCTAGAATAGAATCATCTGTTGATGTGTTAGAAATTGTTAATGATGTACCTCCGTCAGCAGTACCGGCAGAACCAGTATAACCAGTTGCCCCTTGAGCACCTGTTGTACCTGCTGA